GAAAACCCACCCCCTTTATATCACACCCCCTTTAAACTCAAACAAAAATTTTAAAACAAAAAAGCACAACAATGCTACAAAGTTTATTTTGTAACGATTGCTATGCTATACTATCATACTATATACACTAGTACTATACTACTACTATACTATTCTCCTTTATCTCCTCCCTCTATTTCTTCTTTCTTATTAGTTAAGAACTTATACAAGTGACTGACTACTACTGCTAAGTATACAGTTCCAACCAATGATATTAGTTCATCACTAATCATACCTTTAAAGACTGTCATACCTGCTACATACACAGCCAACACAATTAACTCTACTGCTATTCTTTTTCTAACGCTAGGTTTTAGAGTACCTGTATCTATAAACTCTAGTACTAAACTAAGTAACTGCATAAATGCAACTAAGCCAATCGCTCTTAATGTTTCGATCATTTTCTTTCTTCTCCTTTATTATTAGTTTTCTATCTCGTACGTTTGTAGTGTACCAGTATAACAATATCCACCATATAACCATTTACTGTTAGGAACTGAATCAAAAAATGTAGCTTGCCAACGTTTAGGAACGTATGAACTATAATTATCATCTCTGACTTTATATAAGGTCATGTAGTTCCCTTTAGCTTTACATTGTAAGTAGTCTATTCCGTTCGGTTTAGGGTTGTATATGATAGTATTATCCCAATTCACGTAATCAGGTATTTGTTTAATGTCCTGATAGTATTTGATTGTAGGGTTGACAATTTGTGCAAAGTTCTCAACTTCTGCTTTACACTCAAATTCTTGTGTAACTGGATTAAAACCTCTTGTTTCAAACCCTTTATGTATATTAACTTTGAACGCTGAACAAAAAGCATATTCTTCGCTGTAATAAAAACCAAAGTTAGCGGACACTTCACGCATACCTTGTCTACCCTCATAGAAAGTCCAATCATAATATTCTTCATCATGTAATCTGAAATCAGTCCCTAATAATTCAGAACCCTCGAACATCATAATGTTTTTTACTTTCCATGAACTGTCTTTTTTAGTTCTCCAGCGTATCGTTCGTTTCCGCGGTTCAGTTATAGGACTTTTACAAGTGAATACAATTGTACACCTATGCCATGAAGTATCTTCTGAATCAATGAAATCATTCCAACTAATGAAACCGTCAGCTCTTGTTGAATGCAAACTTCCATTGACGTAGAACGGTTTACTTGTATCTATGAAAGACCAGTCCCCTGTTCCTACTCCTATGAAGTTTTGTATATCTCCTTTTATAGAAAAAGTTGTACGTTTCATGTCAAATTGTAAAGTGTAAGTTTTGCCTGCTTGTAAAAAAGATAGTTGGTCTCCGATAACGTAATCTTCTTCATCTTTATCACTAGGACACTTAAAATTATAATACCCACTTTCATAAGTTCCTGAATCAAAAATATCTCCGCTAACTCCAAAAGTTTGCCATACCGTTCCGCCTGAACTAGTAAAATAGTCTTTAGTCCACAAGTCCCTACCCTGATTAAAAGGGTCAACAAATACCCAACCACCTTTGAGCAAGTTTTTATATCCCCCACGTTTCATTGTAGGTACCTGCATAGTTTCTTTAAACATTTCCCAATAATCGGCTTTATGAATGTTAAACTCGATTTCACGACGACCCAAGCCTATAAGGTCTAGTGGGTTGTTTATATGTACTGTTTTACCGTTTATTGTACTATCCATTGTGTAGCCCTCTCATTCCGTAACCGTCAATTATAAACTCTTTACCGCTATAATTCAACTGTGTTGTTCCGTCTGTCCAACCTGTAATATTATTATTAATTTCGCACTTCATTAATGCACCTGCTTGGACCATTGTAATATGTTTAGCTTGTGGACTTACTAGCATGCCTGTCTTTGAAATGTTCCACTTAGGTAGGTCAACGCTTGTTGCTTCGCTTTCACTTGGCATATAAGGAGTGGCAACTGAACCCTCTTCCCATTTATGCCCTGCTGTCCACAAAGTGCCTGACCCTGTTATTTCGTACCTAGGATACAGCTTGTCGCCTTTCTTTAAGTTTACCGTTAAAGAATCTCTTTTCCAATCAAAGTTATCCCCTATGAAAGAATCATTTATATCTCCTACCCATTTCCAATTACCATTTATGTCCCAACATTCAACGAACCTACGTATATTTGCATTATCTCCTGAAGCCTTAATATAAGCCGAAAAAGTATAAACTCCGTCTTTAGGAACTATAAATTCTTTACGAATACCATTCCATAGCCCAGTTGTTTTTTTGACAGCTAAACCTTTAAAAGTTCCGTCATCTGTCCAGTCCCACCAATGGTCCCAATATCCACTAAAATCTTTGGTACCCTCTAGCAAGTTAAAGTTAGAGTTAAAACGATTAAGAGAAACGTTACTTAACACTTTAACTCTATATATTTTCATGTCTACGTCTATATAACCCTCTACATACATTTCGCCATTTTTAGAACTTTGCAAAGGGTCAGCATAAAACATTACACAAAAGTCCATTTCTTCGCTATAATATAAGCCCATATAAACGCTTTTATTACTAAAGAAATCAATATACTGTTTTTTGCTCAATGCTACCTGTATATTGCTCTTGCTAAAATTAATTAATTCGATAGGGTTGTGAATTAGCAACTCCTCAAAATTTAACCATGAAATCATTTATACACCCTTTCTATTGTACATAAACCAGTCATAAAATCAACCGAACGAACTCCACATTCCCCATAAGTCAAATTGCTTACATTTGCTTTTTGACCCCACCAAAATAGTTTGGTATTGTACGCAGTTGCATACATTTGAGGGTTAAACTTAACTTCGTTATACTTGATTAACGGAAACAATCCTCCTACTCTTAACGTTATCGGTCTAGCGTTTGCAGGAAAATCATCGTAATTCTTATCTGTCATGATAACATTACCTTTTAATTCTCCGTTTTTTGGTATGATACCCCAAACCCTAGCAATCCCAGTCCCAATTTCCGGAATGGTATATTCTTCGCTTTTACTCCACGTTCCGTCGCTTTGTTGTTGGAATAACCACGCTTTTCTAGTGTTATAGTTAGCGAAAAGAATTTGCGTTGGTACAGGTCTAGTTCTTGAATTTTCGTATTCTCTAAACCAATCTTCTGTACTTCGCTCTGTTCTTAATACACCAGTAGACCAAATGCTTGTGGCACTTGAAATGCCTTTAAGTTTCTTTGTATCTGTTTCACTTAGCTTCGGTTTGTAAGGAGCTAAAACGACACCAGTAGGAAAAGCTACGTTTCCAGTCCATTCATTCATAGAACTATAACTTATTTTTTCACTAACTCTACAATTTTCAATGTTATAACTCCTCCACATTTCGCTCGTGTAACTGTCAAAGTTCCAATTAGCCCAATAAGAACCTGTGTTGTAACCTGTGTTAACCATTGCCGAACCAAGTAATCCGGCCACTTTATAACGTTTGTCAGCTTGTTGGTAAATGTAACCCTCTTCAATGTTACTTGCCATTTCTCCAAAAGTGCAATCAATAGCTGTATTTGCGTCAGTAACATATAACAGTTCTTGGTTATCTACCCATGCCTTTGTATCGCTGTCAAAAGTTTGACGTTTATCTGTGAACTGTTCAGGATAAATGACGTTACCAGTCAAATCAAATATACCCTTGTCTCCATTCAAAACGTGAAATTTTAGCGTTCTACCTGCTTCGGTGTCATAAGTATCTGAATCAATTCCAATCAATACACGCTGACCTAGTGGGCGACTATAACACCAAACGGCTTCTTGTTTACAAATTCCTCTTTCCTCTAAGTAAAAGAGTTCTTTATCAGTTTTAGAACCTACCCAAGTATAAACTTTATAATCAACGCTTTGTGGTGGTGTACCCTCATAAAACCCAGTAAACGGCGGTGTTCCGTCGTCTGTATTAGTCTTTCGATAGCCGTTAAACTCATCTCTATCCTCAACGAACGGAGTAACCTCTCCACCTTGTTCAATTTTAGGTAAGTACACTTCAAATTGTACAAAATCGCTTGTTTGTGCCACTTCAAAAGCTATACCAAACTTTTCTGCCGTTTCCGTACTAGGTAGCGTGTATACTTCTTTTACATCTAAGTATTGATTAGGTTGAACTTGGTATGTACCTACAAGCTCATTTTTGGTACCGTATAGCAATTTTAACCGTACCTCTAGTACATTTATACCTGGATTGTATAAAGTGCCTGACAAGCCATATTTTTGCCCTTGTGTGAGGTTAGGTTTTATAAAGTTAGGGTATAAGCTAGGATATTGTTTTCTTTCATAATCTGTACAAAAAGCAATACCGCTTATTTTATTCTCCCCTTGTGGTTTAGTAACAATAGAACCATAGCTAAAAGGTCTATTCCAGTCGTCAGGACATTTTTTTCTTTGCCAACGTTTACTGGTTTCTACTCCTGCCGTACCGTCTAACAAATAGATATGTTGTGGCAAATATTGAATTGTTTCGATACTCTTTAAAGAACAACGTTGTACAATGTTCCAATTAGGTTTTTTAATTGTGAAATCTCTACCTGTGTTAGGGTTCCAACAATACGCCTTGAAAATAGTCATTCGATTGCTAAGCCCTCCACTAAGTCTACTAGCTCTTTTTCTGTGCTTACTTCGTCAACTTTTTGTTGTTTAAGTTTCACATTTGCGTCAATATAAACACCCTCAATCTCCATTAATTTCAACAATGCCGAACGGTCTGGCAGTTTATTGACTTCTGTAACTGTTCGCCCTGTTTCCGTCTTACGTCCGTTTGCGTTGTTTTTGTATTGAATAACTGTCTTTGTTTCTTTTCCTCCAAAAGCTAGGGCTTTTAATGCCTCTAGCATTTTTTTGTTTTCTTCTTCTGTCATAGCCATTAAATGAAATAATCCTCACTTTCTTCGCTTTCTAAGAACCACCACATCAAGTTAATTAAAGCGTCAGCCAAATCAATCTTATCTGTATATCCCTTTTTGATAATACGCATTAGCCCAAAATCGTTTATTTTCGTTTCTGCGTTCATTAAATGCACCGCTAGTAATTTACTATCAAAATGTATTTTACCCTCCTCCATGAGCTTCTGTGTGGCTTCTAGGGTATTAGATAGCTTGAAGCTGTTCTGCATTACTTTGTTATAAAATTCAATGTCATAGGTTTGTTCAAATTTATCAATGAAATTCTTAGCATAGTTAGGGTCATAATTCAACGCAATCGGAACACTACCGTTCATAGCACTCATAAAAGCGTCCCATGCTTCATCTGACATGTTATTTATGCCCTCGTGTGTTATTGTTTCTCCTAAGTGTTTAAATTTATCTTCTGCACTCTCTGGCATGATAGGGATAGCTTTAAAATAATAGTGTCCGTTTTCTTTGTAACCTATCACAGTACCCCAAACGTCGCCACGTACTGAAAAGTCTGAACCAATAGCAACTAAACGACCGTCAAAGTCTAATGGCGGTACCAGACACTTATCTACAATTTGTTTTGTAAAGATTGTAGTGCTGTCAGTCATTGATAAATTGAAGCGTTTAGTGATAATTTTAGCCATTTTTACAGGGTTACCAATTGCCCCTATAAAGTCCTTTTGAATGTCCTCAAGGCTTAAAGTGTAGCCTAAAGCTGGGTTTGCCTTGATGTACTTAGAACTGTCTTTTACTTCGTCGTAATCGTCTAAAGCGTAATAGAAAACCCAATGACTGAAATCATCATCTTTTACCCATTCTTTCCAACTTTCAAGCTCATCATCATAAGCACCGCCACGAATAACGTTGTTTGTAGTTGAAATAAAAAGCGTACCCTTATTTTTTCTTAGCCCCTGTCTAATAGTGATAAGAGGGTTCTTTTTAAACGCACCAAATTCATCTATTATAACTAATTGTTCACGTCCACCGTCTAGCGTGTCCTCGTTACTAGCATAGATAGAAATCTCTGTGCCTTTGCTTTTTAGAATTGAGTTATCTTTTACGATGATTTGCTCTTTATTCAGCTTGAATTGATTTTTAAACTTATTAATGATAGTGCCTTGACAGTTTCCCATAGCTCTAAAGTGCTTCATCAATATTTTTTCTGCTTGGTCTTTTTTAGTAGCCATTAAAGCGATGACGCTATTAGGCTTAGGAAATAAAAAGAGTTCAATTAAGGCTATCATTACATCAAGAATAGATTTGGCATTTGAACGTCCTACAATAACAACAAATTCATCAATTTGGTAAGGAGTGCAATACATCAAAGTAAGCACCGCCTTGTGATATGGTATGATTTTAAAACGTTCGTTATTAGGCAAAGTCATAAACTCCTCAATGAAATTAAAGATTTTATTTGCTTTATCGTAGTCTATTTCATGTTCGATTTTAGCCACTTTTTTCTTTAGTAGCTTAATCATTTCGCCATTATCCTTGCTTTGTCCTATCCAGTCTTGAATTAAACTCATTTTTTATATCTCCTTACATTAAGCCCTCCGCTATTATTCTAGCATAGTCAATCAAATCTCCGCTTCGTTCCTTTCCTTGGTGGCATTTATGGCAAAGAACTTCGGTTGGTACGTTTATTACTTCTTTGTCAAAGTCATTGACTTCTAGCATGTCATTGTTCCATTGTAGTGGTATAACGTGATGACAAATTAAGTGTTCTGTACTCCAACATCTTTCACAATGTCCTACCCTGTTCTTTTCTTCACGTGCCTTTTTTATCCACTTAGGGTTATTGTATAATTTACTTTTAGTATAAATCAACGCTTGTTTAGTTTTACCCCATTTCTTTCTAGTTTGTTATAAATTTCGTTCGCAATTCTACGACCGTCTGCACTAGATTGTACATAGATTTTAATGTCTTGTTTTGAGTTGTCTTGTGTTCCAATGCTTGGTGTTGCTGTTGTTCCTTTTGTTGCTCGTGCATAAGGTTGGACCGCATTGACAGCTCTGCTGATTGCTTCTCTACCACCTGCGAAAAATTGCAAGTCCAATGGCAGTTGACCGTTTCTTGAACCTAGAATTTTTTGACCTAGTGAGGTGGGTTCTTTAATTCCAAGAGGGTCAATGTTACTTGTTAGCCAATGAAAATCACTAAAGATATCTCCCCATGTACTGTTCTTTCTGAACCCTAATGCTTTACCAAGTAAACCAGTATTACCACCAACGCTACGTGAAACGCTCAAAGCACTTTGGACGGCACTATAAGCGTTATTAGCCCAATTATATAAATCTTTTAATGAACTAGTAGCTGTACCAACTTTATCTAAGAAACTAGTGATAGAAGTGTAATTGATTTTATCAAAGAAGTCATTGACTGCTTTCTTTGCGTCATTTACTGCGTCTTTCATTTCATCTTGTGAAACTTTACCATCATGGTTTTTGTCAATGATTTGTGTCAATGCACCAACTGCTTCACCTGCCATTTGACCTAACTGACTACCGATAGTGCTTGCCATTGTTGTAGCATTGTTTCCTAAGTTACTCATGTCAATGCCTGTATCCCCTAGACCTTTACGGAAACCGTCCAAAGCACTTGTATTAAAACCGTTAGTAATCATTTCACGAATTTGCCCCCAAGTACTAGGACCAGAAGCAACAAGCTCGTTTGCTTTGTTTTGGAACAATACTAAAGCACGGTTCATTACATCTGTACCGATAGCCCCATTTTCCATAGCTTGCTTGAACTCTCCCATACCTATGCTAGTATGGTTAATTTCGTTATATGCTTGAATCAACATATCACGGAACTGTGCACCCAAAGCTGACTGCATAATTTGGTTAAAATCTTGAGCATGTAACGTACCAGAACCCAATGCTTGAGCCAAACCAAGAGAGAATTGTTTTTGTGTGTCCATTGTTAGCCCTAAGCTATCCCCCACAGCATTAATTGAATTAACAATTTTAAATGCTTGGTCGCCTGTTAGACTAGTATAACCTGAAATGGTAGACCCTAACTCGTTCAGGTCATTGCGTTGTGATTTTAGTAGTTCACTTCCTGAATCAATGTATGAATTGAAACGTTTGTAACCCTCTGCACCGTCTGACAAAGTAGCTGACAAGCTCTTTTGTGCCTGAATTTGACGGTCATAAGTAGTCATCAAGTTGTTAGCAAAACCGCCAATATAATCAGTAGCAGTTGAAACCGCACCAGTAACAAGCCCAATTGCTGCATTAACTCCACTCACTACGTTCCCAATTTTAGAGAAAGTTGAAAGCATGTTAGAACCGTAACTTTTGACGCTATCAAACGCACCTGATAAGCTGAACCCCTTACTTGAACCAATCTTTGAAAGTTCTGTGCTTAATCTTGTCGCTTGTGTTTGTGCTTTGACTAACTGGCTTTCCAATGCCTGCACTTGTTTTTGTGTTGCACCTGACATCTTAGCATTTTCAAGTGCCTTTGTTAAATTATCTACGTTCTGTTTTGCAAGGTTTAAAGCTCTTTGAGTTTCTTTAATACCTTTGTCTTTCATAGTCACAGAACCTGTTATTTGAGCGTTCTTGTTCGTTTCTTTAGCTAGGCGACCGATATTATTAATTTCTCTTTGTGCTTCCCTAGCGCTACTTAAAATCCCTTTAGTGTCCAGTTCTGCCTGAATGACATATTTTTCTTTAGCCATTGTTTGTTATACTCCTTAATTTACGCTTAATAGTTTTCGTTTTATCGTCCATTTCGTGAGTAGCTTTAACTAGTGTTTGTCCATATCTTTGGTGTAAGTGTCTGTCGTGAAGCAAGACATTGAGCATTCTCCAACTTTCTTCTTTATCTTTAAAACCGTTAATAATACCAATGTTACCACTTTTAAGCGAACCGTATGACCTAGTAACTTGTTTAGTGATTTTTTTAGTGTCAAATTTTGTACGATATCCTGAAAAGTTGCCACCTAATGAACTTTTATAACTGCGTTTTACTGTGTTCTGATTAGAATTAAAAGCGTCAGCCATTTCTAACCAAACTTTTTTCAGCTGTTTCTCTGTGAACTTTTCTAGTCCTGTGACTTTGTTGGTGGTTGCCATAATTTTACCTCCACATGTTCCGCTTTGTTTAACTCTTCTGCCGTTGTTTTCTTCTTCTCTTTAGGTGTCAACGTTGAAATTAGTTTTAGTGTCCACCCTAAAGGTCTATGGCTGTATACTTCGTAGGGAACTCTAAAAGCTGTCATAGCACTAACAATTGCAAGTGTTGTAATTCTTGCGTCTTCCCTTATTTCTTCGCTGTTAGTGCTATCGCTTTTTTTGTTTCGTCTACCAGTTGTTCCATAAGTTCAGCAACCGTAACAGGTAAAAGCCCACCAATTAAAGCACCAAGAATTTCATCAAGTGTATACTGTGGCGAACAAGCCCAAAAGAATAATGCCAAACTGTGATAATCTCGTTCATTCAAATCTCCAAAGTAAATTCCGTTATCTTCCATACGTTCTAATGCTTTAAAGTCAAATTTAAAATCTTCTTTCTTCATCTGTGTATCTCCTTATAAATTAAAATAAAAGAGTGGGAACTATTATTTCCAAGCTCTCCACTCTTAAAATTAAGCCTTGACGTCTTCGGGTTTGAGCGGTTTAAGTTCATTAAACAACTTTTTAAAGGCTAAGGCGGGACCGCTTGTTCCAGTTAATAAATCCCTGTCAGACACTTTGAATTTTAAAAGCAAGCGTTTTGTGTTCCATAGTACAAAATCTCCAGTTGTCACAGTTGCTGTGTGTTCGTACTCTTTACCTGTTGGACTTTCTTCGTCTGCTTCCGCTGTGTCGCTTGGTGTTGTAGCTTGTACGTTTGGGTAGAATGTTACTTTATACCCTGTTCCGTCGTTATCGCGATAACGTTCAGCATAAGCGAAACCATAAGGCTTATAATTAAGCGCATCGTCAGTCATGAAACCAGAGTCTTTCCAAAACCCTAACGCGTGAATCGCAAACTCGTCAGGCAAGTCATAAGACTTAACTTTAATTTCTGTATTTTTAGCACCTGCGATTGTACGATAAGGCGCATTAAACCCTGCATAGAAGTTTTTGTTATCTTGCTTGGTCTCTGTTTCAACAGCACGCAAACCTGCGATGGGGATACCTGCTTTTGACCCTGTAAGGTCTGTGAACACTACCCCATACCCTAAACCGTGGGTTAATTCATTTTTTGATGTATATGCCATTTATTTTTATCCTCCTACTACTTCCAAACTTTAATAGCACCGTCTTTGAGGAAACCACCGCAAACGGTAATAGTACCATATACTTGTACTTTATTATGACGAACGTCTTTAGTCACATTAAATTCTGGTACCAAGTCCCCTGCTAAAATGCCCTTGTAAGGGTTAATAAGCACCTTGTCAAAAGTGTTATCCCCTCCGTCATTATAGTGCTTAAAGCTCAAAGTTTCAATTTTAGTTACTCCATTAACAACTGGTGTGAAATCATTTTCTTTTACAAGAAGAACATCATCGCCTGACTGTGAAAACTTATCGGCACTTGCTTTCTGTTTAACGGCCCCAACAATTGAACTTGAAGCGATTGAGCTATGAACTCCACCCCAAATTAAATGACTTTCGATAGTTTGATATAAAGTATATAGTACTGTATTCAATGCACTTTGTACACCGTCAGCAGTTAAATTCCCTGAATCAGAAAGATTAATACCAAAACCAAAACCACGAGGGGTAAGAATTTTATAAGTTTCTTCATTTACGCTTAACACGCTACCTGTTTGCCCTTGCTCTTTAGCTTCAGGAAAGCCTGTTAGATTGACCGACTGCAACAAATCTGCACCAACTTTAGGGATACGTGACAAGAGAGGGAACTTATCGCCAATCTCCCCCCCATTTATCACATTCTCGATTTGTTGAACATAACGGTCTGTAATATTAAATTCAGCCATTATTTACTCCCTTTCTTATTTAGACACCTAAACTACCCTTTTTTTTTAGGTATGCTGAACGGTTTTTACCACGGATAGAACCACCCACAAGAGTTTCAGAAAGCCATTGTTCAACGTTATAACGGAGGTCAAAGTCGTTATGGTTTTCTACATTCAAATCTCCGATAAGTACGTACTCATCGTGATTGTATACCGCTACTTCGTCTTTAGGCATCCAGACACGAGTTTCAATATTAACAGCTCCGAACGATACCGCAATTGCTTCTTTTGTCGCAAGTTCATTGAAACGAGAGTGACCGTCTGTTCCTTTAGCTTTACGCAACTCTGCAAAAGTTTGCGGACTCATAACAATTGTGATTGAGTCAGAAATTGAGCATTCTGCAACTGCGTCAGTAATACCCTCAAACAAGTCTGTATATTCAATTTGTTTTGTCCAACCGTCTGTGGCAGTTTTCAAACCATAGAAACCGTTAGAACCGTCAGCAGAACCAAGAATCATATTGTATTCCACTTTTTGAATAACACGGTTTACCATTTCAGACATTACATATTCAGATAACGCACCTGAATCATTTACACCTCGAACAGTTGCTTTGTCCATTTGCAAGTATGCTTCTGCCATTTGTGGACGTAGTGAACGTTTAGACGCTGTTTGAGCTTTGTTTTTGTCTGTACCTGCTTTGAAAGTACCTTGTAAGAAAGTATCATCTACACCGTCCTCTGCAAGTGTCAAACCTTGGAAGCGTGCTTTCATAGCACCGTCATAGATACCTGACTTACGAGCATATTTTGAAGTGATAGATCCAAGAGAGTTGACAACGTTCAAATCTGCACCATTAGAAAATTCACGCAAGAAACCTTGTTCTGGCATTTCTAGCATTTTGTCCCCAAGTTCACGCATAAATTTACGCTCTGCGTCTTGAGGTTTTTCGCTAGGAATAGACGCTTCACGTTCCTTTTTGAGTTCTTCACGTTCTTTGTTAAGTTCTTCTACTTTAGCTTCAAGTTCTCGGACTTTTACACCTGCTTCAATTGCTTGCTTCATGATTTCTTGTGTTTCGTTTGCACCCATTTGTTTTTGTTCTCCTTTTTCTTCTTCTCGTACTTTTGTCACTTTAGCACCTTTATTACTTGGTAACGGAGTTAGTGACACCTCCGTAATTGTAACATCTTTGTAATAGCCTACTCCGTCAATTTCACGAGCTTTTACACCGTTAGCATTAAAGCCAACTGACAAGCCTGTTTCTTCAATCTTTTCGGCTGTGTATTGTTCTTCATCAACGTAACCTGTCAAGATTACATTGTCCCCCTCAAGATGTACAAACCCTGAACCGATTTTTTCTCTATGACGGTTTAAGATATCTACTCCGTCGCCTGCGTTGGCAATAGACTCAATAACAGTACCGTGTGAATCAATCGTTCCCAAGGGGTTCGCTATCCCTCGAACTGCTTTTACTTTCAATATTTCCTCCCTTTGCTGTTGTTGATATATAAGCCACAAAATTCTCTTGATTGAAAACTACGTTCTTATCGTGTTGTTTTAATAGTGGTAACACTTTTTGAATTGCGAAAGCGATGATAGTAACTTCATTACTTTGTCCATAAAGCAATTCTCTTGGCATACCGTACTCACTCAAAGCAATTTCAATTGCAAGGTTTGCGTCCTTTTGCAGTGACCCGCTGTAATCTGGTTGAATCTGTTTGATATCATCATCAGAGCCAATGACAGATACACCATTGAATTCTCTGGCAAGTTGTTGTTGTTGTGTTAGACGTTCACGAATTCTTTCCCAAACTTCTTTCAAACCACTAGAAACCTTTGTTTTCCAATAGATTTTGATTTGAGCTTGAGAATCAAGACGTCTACCAATTCCATTACTAGCCATTCCAAACATTAAGCCAAACCGTTGAGGGTTAGCACCATAGAAAGGGTTAAGCAACATTTCATAATCGCTTGTTCTAATAGTGACCTGTCTGAGATTTGGTTCTCTGACTAAAATGTTAAACTGGTCTGCGTTTACTCTTTGAGCGTAATACTTGAAACCACCATACAAAACACGATAAACTTCTTGACCTTGTAAAGCCCAAAAGAATAAGTCCTCAAGTTTGGACGCTTCTGAATAATCAACATTATCAAAATAGGAAACTAAGCCCAAGAGTTTACCTAGTAACAAATCAGTTGTAGGGTCTTGAGCTGTGAAAGTTGAAAAGCTCACATCTTCAGCTCTACGTGAGAGATTAAATAAGCTCATCTACTCCTCCTATTTTACTTCTCCTGAATCCATGTCAATCTTGCGTCCGAACTCTTTTTCGATTTCTGCAATAAACATCGTATCAACTGGCAAATTAAGTTTAGCCCATTTGTTTTGATAGTTTTCCAACATACGCATTGTTCGAATATGGCGAACACTTACACCGTCCGAAACATACCAATGTTTAACTTTGCCTGAATTGTCTAGTCCTTGAATAAGGTACATTTTAATCATTCCTCCTGTTTGATTATTTTGGTTTGAAGTTCCAGTAACTGGTTTATTAAATAAGTCAAGTTCTGCTTGTCTGCGTCGTACTAAACCTTGTAACACTTGACCGCCTGCATTACGATACTTCGGTATCATTGAAGCACAATAGGCATGACTGAACTCTGCCCAACCGTCAGCAACGAAAACATTACCGCAGTTATAAGCCAATGAAACCAAAGCGTCAAACTCATTTTGATTTGCTTTGCCTTTTACATAAGCGTCAACCATAGGTGCATACTTATTATTGATGTCAATTTCTAGCTGACTGTCTGCCTGTGCTTGCGTCCAAGTTGTACCTGCTGTGACTCCATAATGACCCCAACCAATGGTGTACATTTGTTCCCACGGTACTGGCTTATAAGCAATCAATTGGCAACCCTCGAACTCTTTAATCAAGTTCAAACCGTTTTGTGATATCTTGATTTTTACCACCTCCATTTTTAATTCTCATTTAATGGCTGAGATTCACCGCTTTTTTTGATTATTGTTTTTTAACCCAAACTTTCACAATATGTTAAGATGTTGTAAGCGTCTGCGATGTTGTCATCTTTGCAATCAGAATCAACTAAGCCTGTGGCTTTTAAAAGTTCAAGACTTTCTTCTTTGCGTTGTTCTCGTTTGCCTGAAATAAGATGATAGCTACACCATTTTGAGTTATCTATGAAAGTATAGCCATTTACTAGACCGTCAATAGCACCGATAAAATAACCGTTACAATTAGCCAATGTAATGCTGTGTTTTCTGTTTCTTCCCATAATAGGAGTTTCAATGGCTAGATGATAACCTTTCAAATCAAACTCATCAATAATATCTTTAATTGCGTTTACGATGTCAAAGGTACGTTCCCAAGCGGTCTTTTTAGAGTTATATGCTTTAATAGAACCAACATAAACTTGACCGTCTTTTCTAAAAGCGTACCCTGTTCCCTCGTCTCTCTTACTAGCTGTACTAAAGTCAATAGCTAAAATTTTCTTCATTTCTACCCTCTTAAATAGGGAGGCTATAAGAAGTCACGACCACATAAAAATCTTCACGTGTTTTGTCAATGTTAATACCGTAGTCAGTTTTGTCGATAAACTCTAACACTTGTTTTAGTTCTGCTTCGTCATTAACAAAATAGGTGTTTTTTTCTGCCATGCTTTCACCTCCATCATTGATTATTGTATTATTATAGCATACTGTTTTTTTAGTTTTACTTTTATTATACCAACAAAAGATTTAGATAGTTTACAATTTGATTAAATAATTTGTAACCAAAAAATAATATATTCCTGACTATTCCCACGGTTGAGCGATTCTTTTATTTTTAACCCTAATTTTTTTACTTGATTTTAAAAAAGCATGTGTTATAATAGATATATAAAAATTGAATACGTCTAAGGCTTGTCTGATGTCTTAGAAAGTGAGTATATGAAAACCGTACTGAATAAGGCGTGAGTAATGAATTAGGCAAAGCGGTAGCCCTGTGTGATGTCACTGAAAGCAAGTTTCAAACGCACCCCCAACATAGGCAAAGTTAAATAAGAAGTTACCGCTTGGGTGTTCATCATAGCCGAATTGATGTGAGGACTAATTGAGTTACTAGCGCTGACAGATTGATTAGTTCAAGAGGGGGGGATAAAAACTGCGTTTGCGTGGATAGTTATACCCTTTATCAAAGTAACTAAAAAGAAATATTTGATAGCTTGAATTGTAATATAATTTCATCTATAATAAAAGCATAGATAAAAAGAAAGAGGTAAATAATATGTTTATCGTTTATTGGATAATGTCAGCAATGTTTGGAATTGTAGCAAACGTGGATCATTCTCTTTTTGGAATTTGGTTCTTGTGTTGCCTAGGTTGTTTTATTCTAGGTTTAGTTGAATTAATAAAAGGGGGATATAAAGATTGACGGTTTTGGCAACTTTTGTCACTATAATTGCTCTCGTTATTACACTATGGAGGTTTTTCAAATGACAATAAAAGACGACATCAAAGCAATTAACAAAGATATCAAAAAAGCAAAGAATTTTAAATGGCAAGTCAAACGTGCTAAGTATTGGCTAGTTAGATTAAAAAATATTTACCCTGACTATGAATTTAAAACTTATTTTACACCCTTACGTGATAAAAATATCATTTTCATTGACTATAAAGTAAAAGGGGTTGATTAAAATGCAGGATTTGTTTAAACGTGTTATAACTGCTAAGGAACTACAAGAAAAAGATGACTTCAAAGGTGGAAACGAGTGGCTGATAGAACACTTAATACCACGAGGACAGGCAGGTCTGACAATTGCACCACAGAAGTCTTTTAAAAGTTCTACCACGTTGCAAATGGCTTTAAGCGTAGCTAAAGGAGTCCCCTTTGGCTATTTTAAAACTAAAAAAGCGAACGTGCTTATAATTGACAATGAAGATACTGACTTCGTACTACATCAACGGTTAAAGGCTTATAATGATGTTCCTGATAATTTGCATTTCATTACTGGGGGAATTTTTAAGCTAGATAACACAAATCACATGAATGGACTTTATAAGTTCATCAAAGAAAATAATATCAAGTTTGTTATTTTAGATAATTTAAAAGACATGCTGACAGACCGCAATACGCTCAATGATATGTCAAGTATGAATGACGTTCTGAACAACATAACACGATTGAAGTTGCTTTTAAATGATGTAACATTTTTATTAATTGCACATGCTCGAAAAGATACAAATAATCAATCGATAGAGGAAAAGTCTTTTAGAGTTAGAAGCACACATGCCTTAGGTAGTTCGGCAATTGGTGCATGGTTTGAGTTCTGTTTATGTCTAAGCCCTAAAATGGGAAAGAATAGCAAGTATTCAATTTTGACTGTTGAGGCACGCAATTACGCTTATGACAAAGAGGTATGTCTAGGCTATATAGGGGAACAATTTCAAATTATAGATCCCACAGGAAACAAGCCTAAAGAGATATTAGAAGAAGAACAAAAAGAGGGGGAAGAATACGAGGAAACAAAAAACGACGCAGAAAGTCTTTTAACAGCTTTGCAACAAAATGGAAAACTAAAAGAAATCAACGATTAATCGCTTTGTCTTTGACATTGCGGTTTTTCTTTTATATAATTAAGTCATCAAGGAAAGGAGATGAAAACAAAAAAATGAAAATTGCACTTGAAACACTTAACAGAATAGCTGTAAGACTTCAACAAAAAGAACCAGTAACAGATATCGAAAATGAAATGCTTCTAGGGCTTCTAAATAACGTCTATATGTATTATAAACAAATGGAAGATATTTCTATGCTAGATGTCTTAATCGTTCTATATGGGCGTTTAACAGGCGTTAAAAAAGATAAAAAAGAAGAAATAGAATACTTCATTGATAAGTTTAGTGCAAAGAGTCTTGTTAAGTTATTAGATAGCTTAGAACAAAAAGGGAAACGTCAAAAAGAAAGTAAAGTAGACGACACATTTATCAATGAAACAAGAATGTACTACAAAGTAGTAGCAAACAAAATCAAAGAGAGAGGTATCAAATAATGGCAATCGAAAAAGTAGTTTATTATTATGATGACGGAACTAAGAGAGAATATCCCCCACGATTGACAGACCTAGAACAGTTAGAAGAGTTCAGAAAGTCAAAAGCTGATGTAACAGAAGTGTATGACTTCATGCAAGAACATCTAAGCAAGTTTGAAGCTAAGCTATCCATGTGTTTCAAATATATGGTTGATAACCTAGGAATGGACGAACAACAGGCAAACAACACGCTAGAATTTTGGTGCGATGAATGGGGAGTTCAGAACGTTCATTTTATCGCAGAGGGTGGCGAATGTAAAATTTGTGGCAAACAATGCGACGCTAAAAAATTGTTCTGTTCAGAAGAATGTTACAAAGATTATATTGAAATGAAATATAATTGTAATTGACATAGTTAAAAAACTTCGATATAATTAAGTCATCAAGTTAAGAACCGCAGTAGAATGTATTAGCAGTTGTATTTGATGAAAGCAATACAAAAATTTTGGAGGTTAAAAGATAATGGCAAAAGAATATTACGCAAATAAATACGGCATTCAATTAGAAGAGTTTCTAATCTGGGTTTCTGAATGGGACTTGCAATTGGAGCGATATAACTTCACAACTGGGCAAGGTTTTGCTTTAACAAACGCTTTGAAGTACTCTGTAAGGGCAGGAAAAAAGCCAAATGAACCGTTTGAGAAAGACATGGGCAAATATAACGATTATATTAACATGGCTGTCAAAATGGGCTTTGAACGGTCAGAAGCAGAGGAATGGGTAGCACTTCAAAAATCAATCTTTGAAGAGTTCAAAGGAAGAAAAGCAGAACTAGAAGAAGAGAGGAAGCGAAACGTATATAAATATTGTGCTTTAAATCGTCATAAATTCTTATGGTTTAAAACTTTTGAGGATATGGCGAAACACTTCGGTGTTACTGAAAGTTATTTAAAATTATGGCTGAATAAAGACAAGCCTTTAGATGGTTGGTTTATTAAAGAGGTAGATTATTTTGATTCTGAAATGGAACGACTTCAATAAATGGCGTGAAACTAGCTTAGAATATCATAAAATGCTAGGCGAACATAATTATACTAATGCACTAACATTCTTTGAGTACGCTAGACAGTATTTCAATGCAAAAGGTTTTCCGCCTTCTGAAAAGAAAACAAAGACAGGTAGAAAAGGAAAATACACGCAAAAAGATAGCAAAGAACAATTAAAACAAATACATGAATACATTGGAGGTATTAAATAACGGCAATCGAAAAATGTAAAACAATTGAAGCAGAACTTTAATAGCTTAGTAATTGACAAAAGAAAGCAAACACGTTATAATTAGTTATACAGTTAAGGAGGAATAAAAAATGTTGACTTTACTTTTAACAATTATATTTATTTGGCTTGTGTTTAAAGCCGTTGAAAATGTAGCTGAAGAACTTGGTAGATACATCAGAGGGTTCTTTAAATGGCTATGGAAAATGTACAAAAAACATATTAACAAAGGAGTGAGCTTGTAATGGAAAGCAAAATTCTAAAACTAATCAATGAAATTGAAGTACCGAAAAGCCAATACAATAGCTACGGAAAGTATAATTTCAGAAACAACGAAGATATTCAAACAGCTTTGAAACCTTTATTATTAAAGTATGGACTAATGGAAGTCGCAGGGACTGAAATGTTAGAAATGAACAACGAACTGATGTTACATGTCCATGTTGAGATTTTTGATCCTAAAAACCCTAACGACGTTACAAGTGGCGACGGTTGGGCAGTCATTGACGTCAACAAGAAAGGCATGGATAAGGCTCAAGCGACTGGGGCTAGTCAATCATACGCAAGTAAATATGCCTACGGTCAAGCGTTGAAATTAGATGATACAAAAGACGCTGACTCTACTAATAAAGGTCAAAACAATGTTACACAACCTAAACCACGACCAAAAGCGAACTATCAATACAAATTAAGCGACTTGAAAAAAATGGTAGCAAATAAAGAGATGTCAAGCGACCGTGCAAACGAGCTTTGCAAACAAGGAAAAGTAAACATGAATGCTTAATACTTGACAAAAGAAAATAAACACGTTGATAATTAAACTATCAAATAAAGAGAGGGAAACAAAAAAATGAAAATCATCGAAACTTTGAAAGTAAACGCAATTAACACAAAACAAGTTGAAACAGCAAAAGGAACTAAAAAAGTCTTGTCATTTAAAGCATATCCATTTGAGCATTATATCGGAGGTATTTGGTTACCTGATAGCGTAAATTATGGCGACATCGTAACTGTATTCATTGACCAAATTAAAGCCGAAACAAAAGGGGATAAAACTTACTATAACGCTTCATTTGCTAAAGTTACACCAGAGTTTAACTTAAATCGTGATAACGGTGGTAATGTATATGAAGACCCACATGGTGGAATGGATCCGAATACAGTTGACTTGTTTGGTGGTGGTTCTCCTGCTGATATCCCTGATGAACAATTACCATTCTAAAGGAGTTCAGCCGTGGGATATGACTATGAAATGATACTTGATAAAGTAGATAAATTAAGTCTACAAGGACGAGTGGAGGAAGCAAAGGAACTTGTGAGAGAACTTGTTCCCCCTCTGTTTGCCGTCGATTTTACTAACTTAATGGAATTAATTGAAAGGAATACATACAAACTATGAAAATCAGCAAAGAAAAACTAACTTTTTTAAAAAATGCACAAATCATCACTTTGGAACTTATTCATGACATGCTAGAGGTAAAACAACACATCAACAATTACCAACGTAACACAAACAAAAAATACGGTCTAAACTTTGAAAAAGACGAAGTAATTAACCGTGAAGTGGCTGACATGATTATTATTAACACGCTAGGAAAGTTAAATATGTTACCTGAACAATCTTATTTCTTGCGTTTGGTACGAAATGAAGGTGTTGACACTCATAAAGCTCGTAAGGCTGAAATGTTCGCTGAAAAAGCCAATCTAGCTGATAAAATCGTTGAAATGCTTGATTTTGTCTTTAATAATTCAACATTATGTTTTGATGAAACTGAACTATTCCACTTCATAAAAAATCAAAACGTCCAAAATCTTGAATATTTCAGTAGCAAAGGACGCAAAGAGTGGTTTTCTAATCGTGTTAAATGGTTGTTAGATACTTACAAAGGGAAATAAATGATTAACTTACAAAACAAAAAATTAGACATCAAAGAGTTTCTTGAAGAGTTAGGTTTTACCGTTAGTTTGGACTATGAAAGAGAACCAACTGGCGTGATGTTTGCTGAAATACACCCTATTGTTAGTCAAGTAAGCAACAATTCAGCCATTTATCAGACGTTTAGAACGCTTGAAGTAGAACTTATGGTAATTTGTACCGAAGAAACAGAAAATAGCTTATACAGGGCTGTACAACTCTTGAGCGACGATCATTATATTTATGCCAATACAATCACAAACAACACAAATATTGTAAAATTAAGAGGTAATTACTATGATTAACGACAAAACATTGAACTTTATCCGATTCTCTAGCGGTTTTAATAGCTTGAAAAAAGAAGAACTTGAAGCATTTGCCGAAAATGAAATCTTTGAACTTAATGAGTATAACGCAAGTGAGGGAACACAAGGAAAATACTTCTATACTTTGGAAGATGTCAACACAAACGGAACGCTAAAAAGTTACATCATTGAATGTCTAAAACTTTCACTTCAAACACGATGGGGTAACAATTTAGAGTACCACATCGACCGAAAAACAAAATACTTGAACAAATTAACAGGAATGCAAGCGTAAGAAAGAAAGAAGAAACAAAAAATGAAACTTAAAAACCAAATTGAATTGCTTAACGACACTTTGAAATTACATGATAAAAAAGTAGATGAACATTTTCCAACAGATGAAAGTAAAATACCTGCTTATGCTAAAGCTCAATATATTGACTTGTTTAGTATGCTTCAAGAGGTTACTAAAGCGTACGAGTTCACAGCAAAAGTTCACAAACCCTCTGTAAAAGCTCTTGAAATTATTGTTACAAACTTAAATGAACATTCTGAAATGGTTAATGAAATCATGGACAAAACAAACTATAAAACTTGGACCAAACAAGAAGATAAACATTATACTGGTGTTTTCTACTATGATTTGTATAGAACAGTAGAGGAAACAATTGAAGAAATGAAAGAGGTGTAAAAATGGAATTACAAAGACGAGAAAAAGAAATGTTAGTGCTTTACAGTTTTTTTAATAGCGCGTTATCAAAATCTGAACGAATTGAAGCACGTAAAACAATCAACGAAGATTTGAGCGATTTACTAGAGGAGGGTGAACTAAGCAAAGAAGAATATGACGAAATGTTCAAAAAATTAGATGAAATTGACGAAGAAATGAAAGAGGTGTAAATGGTTTATGTTGTTTATATTGTATCATTCATCTTGTACAGTCGGTTCTTGTTTAAAGTAGGTAAAAAGAACGCTGAAAACAAAGATACGATAAAATTAGTTATAACTGGGAAACCTGAACAAGTTAAGGAAGCTATTGAAGCAATTTACGAACAAGATTATTATTAAAATAGAAAGTGAGGAACTCTTCAATTACACAGCCACTCAAACGAGTGGTTTTTTGTTTGGTTGTTGATTAGATACCCCTTGCTATATAATACCCCTGTAAGCTCACAGATTGGCTTGTATTGCATTTTAAGTTATTTCTAGGATAATGACAAGGAATAGATCAAAACACGCAAAATAGAGTGATTTACGAGGAATTATGATATATTTTTTTCAAAACGAAAAACGGAAAAATAGATTCAA